CCTGATCCAGCGTCCTCGGATACTAATAATGATTTTATAACAGATGCTTTGAAACTAGGCACTGTATATAATGTAGTTAAATCTGTTGTCGTTAAGTCTACTTTTTTATTTATAAAACTATTTGCCATTAATTTAAAAAGAAGTTTTGTGCTTCTACCTCATCTTTTAATTCTTCTTGAAACGTAGTATTTAATTTTTCTACAATCGCATCAAGATCTCTTACTTGTGCCTCTGCTGTACCTAAATCATATTCAGCTGCAGGTCTAGTTAATACTTGTACTATCTTTGCCATTATCTTCTTCCGTCTGGTTGTGTGTCTAACCTAAAAGTTCCTAACTTCCAACTTTGACTTGTTGATGTGTTTTCTACTTTTAATGCAATAGCTCTTGCTCTTGCACGTGTATCTACTTTTTGTGTAGACGTTGTAACATCAAATGGTCCAAGAGATGAACTTGCAGCTGCATCATTTGGAAAATTTCTTAAATTTAATGTAACTCTTGTATTACCTGTTTGTGATATAAAGTCAGGTATGAATCTTCTTATCTTCATTATAAATTCACCATCTCCTCTAAACGTGGCAACACCTGTTGCTTGTCCTGTAGCAGATGCTCTTTGTTGTGTAATATCAAAATCTCCAGATAATATGTTAGCAGTAATCGCTGTTACTGTTCCACCTTTGACTTGATCAGTTCCTGTTTCGTGTTCATAGTATGTTGTTCTACCTTCTGTGTTGCCCACAACATCAAAAGATGTATCTGTATCTGCATCGTATTCTAATGCATGTGGTAATCCAAAGACAGCAGAATCACGCCACATTGTTCTAGCTAAAGTTCCAACAGTCCACACTGGTCTTTGTGGTGATGAATCAAAATAATTATATGCAACCATTCTATTTACAACTGATGATGAAGATGTTGGATAGAACCATATTACTTCACCAAACAAGTTATTTAATCCTGCTGATACCATTTGGTTACCAGAATCTAAATTTATATCATCATAAACGTGATCTTCAACTAAGCAAGGTAGTGATTCTAATTTACCAGCGTATCTAAAAAAACCGTTTTCTGACATCCAATATGCAGAACCATCAACTTCAACACAAGCATTCTGTCCAACAAGTCCACAGTTAGTTCCAACTTGTGCGAACGCAAACGTAAATGGTTGACCAACAAAACGTTGTGTGAATAAAGCTGTATCAGTCCAAACATAGATTGCATCTCTACCTCTGATCGCTCCTCTGATCTGTGATCCGTCGGCTAGTCTTTGTGTACCAGCTGTATTGGTTGCAGTAGGTGTGTATGTATTTATATCCTCTTGATCTGAGAATCTTACAAACATATCATCTTGAGTTGTTGGATCACCAATAGTTGTTTCTGTTCCAAAAAATACTAAGTGTCTATCCGGTGTAGATACTAACATATGACGTGACGCTGTTGGTGCACCTGATATAATTGTTGCTCTTGAGTTTGTTGCATCTGCTGCGGCAGAGTTCCATTCAAACACAGCGCTATCATGAATTAAACAAATAGCTTTGTCACCAAAGTTATCTAATGACCACATACCTGGTTCAATAACCAAGTCTCCTGATGCTGCCTCACCCCATGCTACATACTCTGATGTATTTGTAACTGTTGCTCCAGAACTATGTGTTGCAGCTGTAGTTCCTCTTACTTCTCTTGTAACTCCTGTTAATTCTTTTGATGCGCTAATACCTGTATAAGATATTTCTTCACTTCCTATTTGCACAAAACTTGTACCTGCTGTTGGAAACAAAGCATCGTTAACTAATATAATACCTGTGGTTTGTGAGCTATTGATACCTGCAGATAAAGTAGTTGTAGCTGCACCTACGTCTTCACCACCCCAAGATCCAAGAGACCAACCAAAACCTTTTGCTTGTACAGCTGGTCCTACAGGATAATAGTGTTGCACTCTTATACCACCTGATGTTGTTGCACCAGATCCAGATTCATTTGATGGCATTGTAATAGTTAATGTTGTAGAAGTTGGCACACTCGTTACCATAAATTTTTTATTATCAAAATCAGATGCACCAAAATTAGAATTAGTTATTGTAGAAAAATTATCTAATAATATAATATCTGATGCAGATATATTGTGGTCCGTTGAAAAAGTTAAAGTTACAACTGCTGATCCGTTGGTCGTGCTAAATGCATTTGTAAGCGTTGTTGTAGTTTTAATTGGATGTATATCATAGTAAGCACCACCAGAGTATGCGTATAAAATTCTGTTTGTACCGATGATTGCATATTTTCTAGCTGAACTATTAACAAAGTGATGTAGTCCACGACCTGCACCTGTAAGATTATCAGATCCTAACTGTGACCAACCACCTATTTTTTCAGGTGTACCATATCTAAATCGAACATTATCACAATCAATCCACTGACCTTCTGCTCCTGTGGGTGTGATTTGTTTGTTAATACCTGGCTGAAAACCTATCTTTTGTAGCATAATAAATCCATTTATAGCAAATTTATTACTTATTTAACAGAATAAAAGCACGGGGGTGTGGTGTGGTGGTGCCCCCGTACCAGTCTTTTTTATAGACTATTTTTTAGATTTAGTCAACTTACTTCCTTTAAACCATGCTGGTAAGCCTAGTAAAGGTCTTTTATCTAATGCGTTTTCTTTAGCTGTTTTTGAGTTAGCTCTGTTATAATGTAAAAATACTTGTCCACAGTTTTTACCTGTAAATTCTTCTCGCCAATGTTCTAAATCACAACCAGAATAGATTAACATATCACCTGGTTTTAAATCTACTTTAATACCTGCTTGACCTGTTTTACCTGTAGGATCAAGATAGATGGGCCATGAGTCACCACCTAAGTTTAATGTAGTAGATATCTCACAAGAATATCTATCTTTGTGCCTAGCTAGAACATCTCCATTTTTGTATATTCTTGCATAAGAATATGTTTCACTTAATTTTAATCCGGTGTGTTTTTCCATAACAGGTTTTACCTCTTGCAATAAAGTTTCCATAGCAATGTCACTATAGTGTGAATAAGTATTTGGAACTTGTTCATCGTTCCAGATACCCCAATACTCTGTAAACGGTGAAATGTATCTTGAATCAAATAATACTCTTGCAACGTTTCTTTTGTTTTGAAAATATTTATATACAAAGTCTGCTAACTCTTTTGAGATAGCTCCTTTTAAAACACTATATTTATTTTTTTTAAATGACATCGTTTTCTCCTCTGTATTGTAAAACTGATTTTGGTATTGCCTGACAATTCCAATGTATAAATCTAAATGGTTCATAACCCATATCTGTTACATATTGATGTGGCATGTATGATGGAAAAAATATTATACGACCAGGATTTACTTTGTAATTAATTTGTGTAGAGGCATAACTTATTTTTGTCTTGTCTTTTTCTGGCAAGAGATTCATTATATTACCTGCTCTTGGATCCTCAAATAATGGCATAGACGTTTTTTCACTAGCTTTTAAAAAGTAAAAACCAGATATGTGACCATTCCAATGTGTATGCAAAGTATGATAACCTGCACCTTTTTGTGCAAATTCTTGTACCCATAATTCTGTAATAAAAACTTGATAGTTTGTTAAATCAAACCCCATTTCATTTAATAAATTATGTGCTGTTGCACCAACGTAATCTTGTAATTCTTTAAAATTAGGATCACCAATTAAAGATGTAGAATGAAACACGTGACCCATGTCTCCTTTGTTACCAAATTTTTTATTACGCTCATCAATAGATGGTTTTAATGTTTTTTTTGCTGCCTCAATGTAAGAGTCAGATGCTTTGTTTAATTTATTAACAAAACTAGGCTCATCTGCAAACCATATTGGCGATGCAAAATATTGCTCTAATTGTAATTGTTTTGGAAATGATAATATCTTTTGTTTTTGTTTTTTAGTTTTTTTCTTTTTCATATTCTCCTTTATTTAAATGGCCACCCTAAATTCCAGATCACCAAACTGTTACGTTCTCCACTTTTAACTGGACACACTCTATGCCACACAAATGAAGGAAATACAACTAAAGATCCTTTAGGTAATATTTCTTTACATTTTTTAATATTAGGTTTTTTATCAGGATCTAAATTTCTAAAATCAAATTCTAATTCACCACCTTTATAATCTTTAGGATCAGATAAAGTTACTGTTACAGATAATTTTCTAATCTTACCATGTGATGGATCATTAGGTTGTTGTCTTATATAAGGTTGATCCCAACTATCACAGTGCCAATCATAGTATTGACCTTTTTTATATTTTGTAAACTGACAAGACTCAGAAAAATCCCATTCAAAATTCCAACCTGCACTTGCATTTGCTTGATGCACATAAGGTTGTATCTCTTTATAAATCCACCTGTCACTCATCCAAACAATATTAGAATCTCTTTTTGTTTTTAAATCTTTTATTTGTTTTTGATTTAATTTTTTACCATCACCATAACCACCAGTGACTGCCATTTGGTCTTGAAGTTGTTGACCATATTTTACAATATCATCACAAATACGAGAAGGTATGGCTGATTGAAAGTACCAATAATAGTTTGTAAGGTTCATATATCTTTATGAACTTAATATAACACTTATTAAGAAACTGTCAATGTTCCTGAAACTGTAAAGGTAGCTAATTTATCTCCACCAGGGTGTGTTGCTGTTGAGTTTGTTCCTGGTGCAACTGAAAATGTAACTGCACTAGGTCCTCTAACTATAACTATACCTGAACCACCACTACCACCTGTACCACCTGTACCATTAGGTCCTGCTGAAGCGGCACCACCACCACCACCTGTATTAGCCGAACCTGAATTTCCATTAAAACCAGAACAGTTTCCTGATGCTTTTACACCAGCTCCACCACCTCCAGCTCCACCTGAACCTGCACTACCACCAGGTCCGTTAGGTGCAACTGCACCTCCTCCACCACCGGCGTACGTTGTAGCTGGTCCTAAAATTGTGTTTGGTGCACCTGCACCACCAGCTCCTGCATTTCCGTTTGGAGATCCACCACCTCCAGCAGCTGTTGCACCACCTCCACCACCACCAGATCTTTGAGATCCAGCTCCACCATCGTTACCTTGAGCTGGACTTGTAGGAGGTGTATTACCACTACCACCTGGACCATGTGGACCTGAACCTGTAGGTGCACCACCACCTCCACCTGATCCACCAGCTGCACATGCAGAAGAACCACAACCAGCCGTTGCTCCAGATAAACCACCACCTCCACCTGTAGATGTTATAGTTGAGAAAACTGAATTACTACCTTTGTTAATATCTGGTTGATTATTTGTACCAGTTGCACCTCCACCAATTGTAATAGAATGATCACCTGGTTTTAAAAATAATGCGCTTCCCTGTAAAGGACTCGGACCGTATCCTGAAGCTCTGTACCCTCCAGCTCCACCACCACCACCTCTAACTCCTCCAGCTCCACCACCTGCTACTACTAAATAATCTAAATCAAAACCTATCTCAGGCCATGTTCCTTGTTGCTTGGCACTTAATTGACTTTGCATTGACCACACACCACTTGCTTTGTTTAATTCTTTTACTATAACTATTCCTGATCCGCCAGCTGATCCTGTAGAAGGAGCAGCACACCCAGATCCAGCTCCACCACCACCTCCTGTGTTTGTTGTACCAGCTGTAGAAGTAATATTATCTGTTCCACTAGGTGGTG